CTTACTCTAAATCTTCCACAAGGAGGTGATCTTATGAAAGTGAGGTTACCGACGAAGCTCTTTGTACTGAGAAATTTTCAGTATATGGGGTTTAATGTTATTCTCGCTCTTGATACCGATGGCGAGGAGGTGATAATTCCTTCCGTCATTAAGGATACCAAGGGGCACGGTAATGCGGTGACGCATTCAAAGCCGATTGATTACGACGCGTTTATAACGTGGGATGACAATCGGTGGTGGCGCCAAGATATGCCCAATCTATTGAACGGGTTTATCGAAGGGTACGAAGGCCAGATGCCTATTGACGGGAAGACCCGTAAGGATCATCGTGGCAGTCGTGTCTTGCGACGGTATGACTATCGTGATCCGCGCGGCCATATAGAATATGGCTTTTGCAGGATGACGTGGTACTGCCTATCGCATCCCACACCAACTACCGAGTACAAATTTCGTGTCAGCTTATCAGTTGACAAATATGTCGAGAGTAACAGTCGCATTGAAAAGAACGGCTGGAAGTATCATAGGGACAGAATTGTCCAGTATGATTTCTACGTCTATGAGACGGGATGGCCTCCAGACGTTCAGTGGTACAATGCAGGCGAGCTAAATGGTTCATGGGATTTCTCCCAGAAGCCATATGGCCAGGCAACTGGTCACTTCGACCGTGACAGCGTACTACCAGCCTCGTATTACTTCTGGTTTAACGAGCCAGGTGTGATATGGGAAGGAATGCCAAGGTCGTCATTCCAAGAGAGGATAATGACCGCAGCATTCACAAAAGCCTTCGAGCAGGTCCCGCAATATGCTGACAATAATATTGCCAACATGATCGAGATCGGAGGTCTCTGTAAGGATATCCTTACCGCTAATCCGGAAGCATTGGATAAGTGGGGGAAACTTACAAAGAAATACGCAAAGCAGACTGCTAAGGCTATAGCCTCGAGCAATAGACTGCGCGGGAAGTTCCTGCGAGACGCATGGATGACTTACCGCTATGCGTACTGCACTACTTCGAGTGACGTTAAGCAAGCTATTGACACTGCTGCGAGACGCACCGTAACGTACCTCAAACCTCTCCGGTTTGATGGAACTGTCACTTTACCCAATCCTTATGAAGAAGGGGGTGAAGTCACCTGTCATGTCCAGTTCGATATTCGAATCAATGCAAAGGACGCACTAAGAGATTTACACCATTACTTGCAAATGTATGGTGTTTCCCCATCGCTTTACAAAGCTTGGGATCTCGTGCCTTTTTCCTTTGTTGCTGACTGGTTCTTCGACATTGGTGGAGTGTTGGAGCGCTGGGAGCGTGAAGAGAGTATCAACGACTACAGGTTTGATAACTTTTGGTGGTCCATGAAGTACACTTCCCGAAAGGGAGGGCGGGCATCCTACAAATGTTATGCTAGGTGGTCCGAGTACTTCATACCGGACAAACTAGCAAAGGACTATAATAGCAGCAGCTCTACCAAGACATGGTTAAAACGTGTCGCGGATGGTTACTGCTTAGTCCACAAATGAAAGGAGGCCATCATGGCAAAATCAGGCGGCTTTACGTATACTAATACGACAGCTACGACCCACAAGACCATCAGTTTGTACGACTTGAAAGAGTTGGAAAACTATGGTTCCAATGGAGGTGATGGAATTCGTTCCTACACCAACACTCAGGCGTCATCTAGCGATGCACCTGAACGTTTCTCGTTTTTCAGCTCTGTGAAGAAGAACGTTGGCACATCTTTACCTGTCGCGTATCCTTCTCCTCGCAGAGTAGCAGCGAGTGATAAGAACTCGTCCGTAACTGAGGGTGTGAAGTACGGCCTTAAGTATGAAGCAATCCATACTACCGTCGACTCCAACGATGCAACATATCGTGTTGATCGTCCTTTCGTTGGCGAACTGAGTTTCTGCCATGAAGTGGTTGACACCCTTACGGTGTCCCAGGTCATGGACGTCCTTGGCAGGATGTACTCCTTCCTGGAAAAGGAGGATGGATCATCCCGTATTGCCGACCTTATGGGAGGCATAATTAACATTAATGCTGACTGACGTCAGCACCAATTTCTATGCCGAAAGGCGGAAAGGAGTTTTACATGAAAGATCCGAAAGGCTTTGATGTGGTATCATCATTAACCAGATGGTTTAACAATCATCAGGTAGGCGCAACTCTCGAGGAGGTTAACGCTTTCGTCGATGCAAATAGGGGCACGATTCAGCTCGTCGCTGATACGTGGTATCCTATGCTTAGACAGAATGATGTTATCTGGCGTTTACTTAGTTGTGTACCGGAGGCCACTAATGATTTCTTTAAGGCCTTCAATTGCTGCAAACAGTGGGATGGGGAAATCCTTACATGGATTCGCCAGCAGGGGCCGATCGCAGACGCGATCCAGTTACCCCCTCCGTTTGACGGCTGTGACTTTAAAGAGATACATGAAGTCTTCAATTATCCCAAAAGGGCACCTCTGGTAGGCGCACCGTGGCTGGAGGCTGAAGCCCGCGAAAAGTTCTTATCTTGCATGATGCACACTAAAACAAGTGGCACAAGTGTAGACGAACTGCGGGGTGAGGCTGGTCGTACATACAACGTATTTCGGCCTTATCTGCCCATTATTAGAAAATGGTTAGATGAGGTGTTACCGAGTGTGGAAGACCTTCAGAAGGCCGTTCGTAATTTAGACCAGTACGACTTCTCTGCTGGTGCGGTTATGGACGCTTGCACTAATCCTTTCTGCAAGTGGTTCCGTGCCAGATACTACACCTGGCGGGCAGATCGCATGCTTGAGGTTAACACCTACCCTGATCCGGTCGCTCGTCGTAACCCGATTGAGGAGTTCTTCCGCAGCGCGGGAGAAGCATCCAGATTCCCCGGTTGGGGCCAGCCGTCCTGGAAGGATATGGCTGTTTACGAGAGGAAAGCGAGAGCTTCCGTACCCAGGTATGTAGTGAAAGCGATGACAGTACCGAAGCAGCTTACGAGCTTGCGGACGGTATGCCCTGAAGACTCTTGGCATGCCAGGGTCCAGGGCGCACTGAGTAAGTGCGTGCGTCGCAAGTGGGAAAAACTTGGTCTCGATAAGTTGTTCTGCTACAAGTACCAGGAACGTAGTAGGGCTGCTGCAGCACTCGGGGCTAAGACTGGCCAGTTCGCTACAGTTGATAGTACCGCTGCCAGCGATACCGTCTTCAGGGATTGGATTCGAGAAATCGATCATCCGAGCTTGAACTATCTGTTAGAGTACATGCCTACCCATGTGAAATGGGGTAATACGATGTACCCGATGGAGATGTTCGGAACCATGGGTTCCCCCCTGACCTTCGATGTGGAGATGATAATCTTCTATATCGATTGCCGGCTGAGCGAGCTGCTTTGCCACTTCGGTGATGCTGAAGATACCGCGAAGCTTCCTGCATGGCACTATATTGGTGTCATTTTCATAGTTGGCGATGACTTGAGCGTACCGAATTGCTGGGCAGAGACGTTATTAGATGTGATGGTCGCACTTCACCGTATCCCTAATCGGGACAAGACCTACCATAGTGGTCCGTACCGGGAAAGCTGCGGCGCTGAGTATCTTGGCAATTTGGATGTTAGTGGCATCTACTATCCGCGTGGACTGGTGATTACCGATGACATCAATTCGGTTAGATGGGATGGCTATAAAGAGGAATATGTTTCTCCAATTATTAGCCTTATCGACCATCACAACGACCTCGTTGAGCATGGTTGGTACGAGTCGGCTGAACGTGTTTTGACGTTCATCAGCGGCGAAGTAGATGTTTCAGTTGGATTAGACGTGACTGGTATGTTCCAGAATACGCTGCGTGGCCTCTCTGCCAGTTTGGTAGAAGAGCCGGATGGCTCGCGCCATGCCAGTACGTTCTTCAGCGTTCCTAGGAACGGGCACATACTTCTGTACTCGCCCAAGGTAACTTGGGTGGATGCAGAACCCAGCAGAAAATGCTGGTGCAGTGAGGTCAGCTCATCCGTGTTTGACGCACTTAAGAAAGAGTGGGAGCGAGATATCGTGTCCCTGAAAGGTCGTTACGTTATTGAGGGTGGAGGCTCGAGGTCTCTTCGCATTGATTATGCATCAAGTGTGCATAAGCAGGCAAGGGTGACGTTAGAACTTCAGCCTCATGCGTAATCCCAACAGGGCGATGATCGCCCTTACCCGTTCGCGCTATAACTAGCGCGTGCGGCTATTACAACACGAAAACTGCCACAAAA